TCCCAGAGCTTCTTAAATTGGTTCCAGACATGCACACATGTTACAATAAAGACTTTACAAACGAGGACCGTGAAAAATTCTTATTTGAAGCTATACGCGCTATGAAAGCAGTAGCAGAAAAACCTAATCATTTTTAATTATGGCAAAGACAAAATTTGGACAATTGATTGCGCAGCCTAAAGTTGTATTTATATTTCTTACTAGATTGACAGCTGGCCCAGAAGGTTATGGCTTTTTAACTGAATTAGAAGCTAAAGGGTACTCAACTTATAAAGTTTATATTGAGGATAATATAGAACTTGCGCAAGCTTTGAGAATAACAGATACACCCGCTTTTATAGTGTATCACGAAGGACAGATATTTTTTAAAATAAGTAGTCCTATTGAATTTGGAATGGAAGACTTTGGTAAATTTGTAAACAAAAAATTGTAAGATATGCAAAAACTATTCATAAAAGTATCGTGTATAAACCAAGGAATACACGTGATAAATGTCAATACTATTTTAAGAGTAAATCCTTATAATTCTGGCGACCATAAAAGCTCAGTAGTAGTCACAGAAGATAATTCTACACAAAAACTTTATTCTACTGAAACGCCTAACGAAATATTTGAAAAACTAAAAGACTATGAAAAGTAAACCAAGATTAAACAGCGCAGCAAGTCTTAAAAAGGCGGCCGCTGTTACCCTTCAAAAAGCGAAAGCTTTGGAAATTACTGCACAAAAACCTGTGAGAGTTGTTCCAGCAGGCTTCAGCGGTGATATGCTAAAAAAGCTAAAAGGACTATAATTGTAAACAAAGGTAAACAAAGTAAACAATGTATTGTTTACCTAGTATTCTCAATGGTACTAAGGCTTAGAGCTATGGGTAAACAAAGTAAACAATAAAATATCAAAACATTTGAATATTAAATATATTAGAAAATGGGTATATTATTTATATAGATTTTTAATAATATATCATTATATAAGTTTCAAGAGTTATTGTTTACTTTCCTGGCTTCAGAGTACGCTACTGAGGTCTAAGAGCTTGGTAACCAAGGAATTATGAGGTAAACAATCATTGTTTACTTTGTTTACAGGAAAGTCATAAATGCTTGAAATACAAGGAGTTAGGAGTAAACAATAAAAAAATCTCTTTGTTTACATTTATTTTTAGTAGATTTGTCTTATAAAATTTTATAGACATGAGTTACACAGAAGAAGAAAAGCAAGCCATCTTCGAGGATATACTAGACGAGATAATTGAAGGTAGAGCTGTGCGTAATATTTTGAAGGATAAAGGCATGCCCTCAGCGTCCAATTTCTTTATTTGGCTTGATTCTAACCCTGAGTGGCAGAAGCAATACGGGCGAGCGTGTGATATGCGTGCAGATTTACTGTTTGAAAAAATGCTTGAAGTAGCTGAAAATACAGAACTAGGTGAAGAAACTACTTACGACCACAACGGCTATAAAGTAGTTACTAAAGATATGACTGCGCACAGACGACTTAAAGTAGACACTTATAAATGGCAGCTAGCTAAATTAAAACCTAAAGTATATGGCGACAAGATTGACGTTACTTCAGGTGATAAGCCTATTGAAGCAGCGACGCCTGTATGGAACTTCATAAATGCTAATAAAGACCAGAAGTAGTATGAATGTATTATACGAATATCAGCCGCTTTATTTTGAGGACTTCTACCAAGCTGATTGCTATGGAGGTCGTGCAGGCGCCAGGTCGTACTCAATAACTCAGAACGCCTTACATGGTCTTTTATACAACAATGCGTTTAGAGGCTTCTTCATACGTGAAGTGCATTCGACTATCTACTCATCAATGTGGCAAGATTTAAAAGATAGAGTCGCTGAATATGAGGAGATGCACGGTGTCAGTCTTGAAGGCGTTATTGAAGTGTCCGACAATAAGAGTGGTGAGAACTACGCTAGGAACCTTAAAACAGGTGCTTCTATAACTACTAAAGGTTTTAGGGTGTCAACTGGCTCACAGACGGCTAACTTGAAATCACTTGCTGGAGCTACTCACATTTACATTGATGAGTGTGAAGAGTGTAGCGAGGACCCTTATAGAAAATTAAAACTGTCACTTAGAAAGCAAGGTGTATCAATTAGAATTATAAGAGCGTTCAATCCACCTTATGCAGGCCATTGGATATGGAAAGACTACGACCTTACTAAGGTAGAGCGTGACCAGCTTATAGGCATTGTGAAGCAGTCTACTAACAGAACACTTGAAGAAGTGACTGCTTTAGTAGATTCAAATAATAAGACCTACTACACGGCGCAGCTTAAGAATGAAAGAGTGGCTTCAAGCTATATTAGCATAAAGACAAACTTTGTTAACAACTATTCTAACTTGAACCCCGTTCTATTTGAAGAGTTTGACAAGCTGCTTATTGATGACTTCCACTATTATTGTGTGCATGTACTTGGTCTTATACCTAGTGAGTTAGGTGATTCAGTGTATAGTGACTTCAACAAAGCTACTTGCCACACAGACAGACAGCTTAAATCAAGTGACACGCTACATATTGGAATGGACTTCAACGTCGGTAAGATGGCTGCTGTTATCCACGTGTTAGATGGGGAGGACTTAGCAGCTGTGGACGAAATGACTAAAGTGTATGACACATACTCAATGTGCCAGCTTATAGGGTCTCGTTATCCAGGACACAAGATAATTGTCTACCCAGATGCTTCGGGTCAAAATAGGCACTCTTCTGGAGCTTCTGACCATGACATAATCAAAGGCTTTGGATTTACTGTAAAAGCGCCTAAGAAGAATGGCTTTGTGCGTGATAGAATCAACACAGTTAACACAGCGTTTAGAAAAGGTAAATATAAAGTCAATACAAATACTTGCCCAGAATACACTGAAGCACTTGAGAAGATACAATTTAAAAAAGGTGAACCTGATAAGTCAAGCGGCTTTGACCACGTTACAGACGGAGGTGGTTATTGTGTTGTTAGTATCATTGGTAAACCTAAAACTAAAGCTAGAGGCTCACACTATGAAGACAGAAATTAAGTTAAGCACATTGACCCCTGAAGAAATAAAACTAGTTTTTGATAATTCTAAAGAAAAAAGTTCTATATTTGAGGTATCATTTAAAAGTTTGATATACTACGAATGGTGGTATGTCAAAACGACTATTCCTAATTTAATCAAAGAAGGTCAATTAACTCAGCTAGTCAGCACTCTTTTAAAGAAAGAAGGTTCTGAGTTAGATGCTTTGGGGGCAGAGGTTCATGATATAATCGGCGTTATAGTTTGGGTGCTAGCAGAGCTTACACGGATTCAAGAATTAGAGGCTACGTACTTGACACCTGAACCTAACGCAGATTTACAGAATGCAGGTGTTGAGGAATTACAGCAATTCGGCGAAGTCAATGCGCTAGACTCTTTAGCAGGTGGAGACATTACCAAATGGGAAGACATTAAAAAGATTCCTTATCATGATGTGTTTGACAAAATGAGAAAGTCGCTAATTGAAAGCAAAGTTGAAAAAAGATATAAAGAAATAATGGAAGCTAAGCGACCAAAGCCTAAAAGATAACTATGGACATTGTAAAGCTATTTGAAGACATAACTGCAAACTTTAACAATATCGAGAAATGCGATATGTGTTGGGAGTTCTCAGCGCCTTTATTTGAGAGCGCTATTAATGTGGTTCAAACAGAAGAGCCTTGCTGCACGCAGCTTATGCTTACAAATTTTAGATATATAGGTCAAAACACTTATAACGGTAGTACTGGACTTATGACAGCTACAATGCGAGATTATTCTTTTAGTTTGTATGTCTTAAAGAAAACTAGTTCTGAAGGCTTAGGTACTAATAATTACAACGAAATAAAAGGTCACAGCTTAGATACGTCTAAGTGGGCTACAATATACAAACCCCTCTTTGATTGTCTTAACGATTCTGAAGCCTTGGCATTATGCGAAATGCTAGGCTTCAACGTTGAGATTGCTAAATGGGAAATGAGTCTAGTAAGAAACTACCAAGACGACAACTATGATGGGTGGTTAATTAATGCAGTAATTCGTACACGAAATGAATAAGAAGAAATTATTTTGGCAGTTATATTTTTTAGCTATACCTGTAGCCTTTGTTTATGGGTGGTTTAAAAGCTGGGCCCCTTTTGCATGGCTTACTTTGACGCCTATAGTTATAATAGCAGCAGTCTATATACCTGTAGTTATTTATACTAAACTAGTTTTAAATGGAATTATCAAACGAAAGAATAAAGGAAGTTCTTGACCAAGTCACAGAGAAGTATTTAATACCTAAGTTCTATGAGCTTAATATGAATGCTTCAGGTCGATGGGTAGCAACACTAGGAACAGACGCAGCTAACAACGTTGGTCACATTACAGGTATGGACTACACCAAGTATCTAGTTGAAGGTAGACCCCCAAACGAAGACCAGGACCCTAAGAAATTAAGAGCCTGGGCTTACTATTATGGAACGACAGTAATTGCTGACTGGGCAAAGTCAAAAGGAATAACAGCAGACCCAATAGCGATTGCTTACAATATCGCTAAGAAAGGGACCACCTGGAAAGCTAAAGGCGGGTCAGACCTTTTAGAAGTGTTGCAGTCTCCTGAGGTTAGGTCTTTTATAGATAGAGAATTATCAAGGCACATGGTTGAACAAATACAGCTTGAAATAAGCAGAACTATAAATACGCTATTCTAATGAGTATCAAAAGAATTAAAATAGAATACACGAGCAACGACTGGTCTATTAATTTTTTCCATCAATTTTGGATTCAGTTAGTAGGCTCTTCTTTATTTTATCCACCTTACACGGTTAAAGATACACCTGTAAGCGGAACAGACGTACAGAAAGGTGTTACTATAACGCAGACAGTTCAAAATATAAAAGACTACATAGACGCTCAAATAACACTTGCTGGACTAGACGCTCTTATAACTACTGAGCGTGACACTAATATTCTGTATGTCTATTATGGTTCAGACCTTATTGATGGTGATGCCTGTATGTTTGGGCCTACTACTTATGACCCTTCGGACGTATTATTTACAGGAGCATTTGCTTGTGTTATAGAAGGAAACTTTCACCAAGCGAACATGTCTATCGAGACTGTGAGCACTGGACCACCTGTTGGGACAAATCCTGTTGGTACCTTTACACCTATTGGATTCTCAGGTGATGGTTTAAAAATCAATAACGATATTTATGTAGAGATTCCAAGTAATACAAATGGTACTACTGTCAAGGCAACTTTATCAATGGTAAACACTAGCACGTTGCAATCTACTGGCGACATAATAGGTTACACAGTTGCAGGCTCAAACGTTAAATTTAACCTATCGCCTATGGTTAAGTGGCTTATGCCAAAGCCTAATGCTTCACACGACTACACGAACCTAACACCGTTTGAGGTCAACTCAAATTATATAAGAGTTGAGATGCTGCTTAGAAGATATTATTATCCTACTAATAGCACGCTTATAGCTTACGACGAAGTGATTTTAATAAAGAACTTCATACGAGCCGGAGAACGAACAAATAAAAACAATTTAACTATTCCTATTAACTCGAAGCTTAGGACTCAACTGGAGCTTCCTGTGTGGTCCGGTTATCCTACTGCGGAATATGTTTTAAATAGTGATTACAAAATAGAGAAATATAATAACTTATCGCTCATAGCAAATAAAGAGTTTAGACACTTTTCTGGCTGCGAGAATTTCTATGTGAAGTTCTTGAACCAAATGGGCGGTTACTCAAATTGGTTGTTTCCAAATAGCAAAGGTTCTAACGACTCTAGAAGTCTAGGCTATGCTAATACATTTGGAGAAGTCACAGACTTTGGAAACTCTGAAGACATCAACTCTGAAATAACTACTAAGGTACCCGCTAAGTATTTAAAGCTGATGCAGGATTTAGCAGTTAGTCCAGAGATTTATATATACACAGGTGGAAACACATGGGAGCGTATAATTTCAAAAAGTAATAAAGTACCGTTTGCTAGTGGTAAGAGAGTGTATGATGTATCTTTTAAATTTGATAGAGTTACCAACTTCAACCCAAGTACGCTATGGTAGAATTTTATGTAAATAACCAACAACTAGACCTGGACCAAAATGACGAAGAGGGTGTTAAGTTAAATTTCCAGGTGGCAGACATTTTCAATCTGTCTAACGTGAATGCTTCTTATATGGACGCTGTTGACGCGCCAAAGACAGCAAACAACACTGGTATTTTTAGAGGTCTTGGTTTAATAGGTGATACGTCTAGAGTTCCTTACGAAAAAATTTCAGTCAGAGTTAAGTATTATGGCGCTGATGTCATAACTGATGGTTGGCTTGTAGTTAAAGAAACTTCTGACAGCTACAAAATATCTGTTATTGATGGAATCATTGACTTCTTTAAAGCGATTGAGAACAAGACAATGGGTGTTCACTTGAATCTTACTGAGATTGAACACGAGAAAACAGCTGAAGCAGTCAAGGATTCACAAGTTAATGAGTTGTATAGATACTTGGTTGCTGATTATGGAGGTAAAGTGTTAACAGCTGGAGGAGATATAAACATAGATTACTTAACGCCTAGTATCAGAGTAACATATTTGCTTAATAAAATTGAAGAACTTACAGGCTACAAGTTTATTGGACCTATTTTACTTGACGAAGACGTTAAAGATTTATGGTTAACCTATCCTAAAGCGCCTAAAGAAGTAGGCGCTGAGATTGCTACAGAGCATTTTATAGGAAATGTAGGGTCTTACTTAGAAACAAAAATAGACTACTCTACAACTGTGCACCTAGCAGGTACGTCTTTAGAGTTTGTATCTATAAACAACGATATACCAATAGGAAGACAAGACTTACCAAGTCATAATTCGTTTGATACTAGTACAACTACTCAGGGTACACTCTACCAAAACTGGAAATACTATGTAGCTGAAGACGGGACCTACAGAATCGATATGAAATTGAAAGGTAGAGTGCGAGCGCTAAAGGCCTACGGATTTAGTGGTGGTAGCGGGGCTTTAATAGGGCAAGAATATTATGGTTCTTTTAGCGTAGAGCTTTTAATTAATGGAACATCATCAGGTGTATTCAGTTCACTAGCAGATAACTCTGAAAATGTTTTAGTAGCGTATAGACCTTTGAATCAGGACGATGTAGTAGAACTTAGATACTTTACTACATTCACTAGAACCTATGCTAGATATAAGTTTTATCACGACAAAACTGAAATGAAGATAAGTAAAACAGATTTAGGTGAAGTTGATTTTAGCGACGCACTTAAAGATTATAGTTTGACTGAATTTTTCAAAGAATTTTTGTGGCGCTATGGAATAGCTCCTATTGCAGACAATGTAGCTAAAACTGTTTACCTTCAAACTTTTAACGAGAAGTTATTAAGAAGTAATGTAGTGAACTGGTCTGACAAATACGTAGAACGTACTAATGAGACTTATAACATTCCAACATTTAAGCAACTTAATAAGTTTACACACAGATATAATGTAGAGAATGAATTTTATAATAATGGGTCTTTCAATATTAACAATGCTAACATTGACGCTGAGGGAACAGTAATACAGTCTAAAATATATTCAGCTACACAAAACCCTAGTTCAGTAACAATAAATATGACAGATTACCTTATACCAGGTTTACCTGTTTGGCAAGCTGAAACAAAGGAAAGTGGCGGCGTAGCGTCTACGACATATAAGACGCTTAGCAATAGATTTTATTTTTCTAAAGCTAAACCTGTTTCAGATACAATCGTGTTTACTTCTGAGTTGCTAAGTGAGACTGCTACCACAAATCAATTTAGTATCGCTAAAGTTTCAGATGTCCACTTCAATTCTTTAGTGCCTAAGTATTATGTAAAGCATAAAGAAATGTTAGACGTTTTTAGAAAGCACGACATAGAATTAAACCTATCTTTGTTTGATATTATAAATATCTCACTAGGTAAGGTATTTTACTTTGAGCAAGAAGCACAGTATTATATCTTGAACCGTTTAGGGTGGGTGGGTAAAAAAGTAAGTAAAGGTGAATTTATAAGAGTACTATTATGAGCGATGTAATTAATTTAGCGACGTTCGAGTTTGATACCTCGAAAATAGAAAAGAATCTAAGTGCTCTTCAAGACCGCTTATTTGAGATTCAAAAATCTCAAAAGAAATACAAAGACGAACAAGACACTACAAGAAAGTCTATGAAAGCTTTAAGCGACGCTCAAGAAGCTTTAATTTCTGTAGGTGCCCAAGAGTCCGACGCCTATAAAGAAAATACTAAGGCTTTAGAAAAATTAGAAGAACAGCAAAAAGAAAATTTCAAAGCGCAACAGAATTTAAATATAGAAGCAGGTGTAGCTAGAAAAGAATATCAAGAACTTATCAAAGTTCAGCGTACACTTATAACTTCTGACGGGCAGCGTCTTTCAATGAGTGAGGCAATATCCAAAGCGTTATCGCGTGAAGTAACTAATAAGCAAGAAGCAAAGCAAAGTACATTGGAAGCTATAAAATTAGCAGACCAATTAAATCCTCTTATTGAAGAAGAAGCAGCTTTACTTGAAAAGCTTAACGCTAAGATTGATGAGAATACACAATTTAGAAAAGACAACGGTTCCGAAACAGAGCAACAAGCTTTAAACGTTGGAAACTATACAGACAGTATTACAGCAGCGTTAGAACCTCTTAACTTAATGAATGGTGGCTTAGGTGGTTTTATTCAACGTTCACAAGAAGCAGGCGGTGTAGGTAATTTATTAGGAACTTCTCTTAAAGGAGCAGCTACTGGAATGTTAGGAATGGTGAAAGCCTCTTTAGCTTTTATAGCTACACCTATTGGAGCAATCCTTGCTGTATTAGTTGGAGCCTTCTTACTTATTCAAAATGCTATGAATAGAAGTGAGGCAGCTACTAACAAATTGAAAGTAGCTTTTGCGGCTTTCTCTGGAATTATAAATACAGTCTTAAAGTTTTTAGAACCTCTTGGAGAATTTCTTATTGATGGTATAGTAGCAGGTTTTGAATTAGCTGGAGAAGCTGCTGAAAAAGCTATGGCTTTGATAGCTGACGGTTTAGAATTTATAGGCCTTGACCAAGCTGCTGAAGATATGAGAGGCTTTACAGCTGAAGTAAAAGAAGGCGTTGTCAATGCTCAGAACTTAGCTAGAGCAGAAGCTTCTTTAGAAGCAGCACAGCGAAGAGCTAGGCTAACACAATTAGAGTTCCAGAAAGACGCTGAGAAGCTTAGACAACTTCGAGATGATGAGACTAAGTCTATGCCTGAGAGAATTAAAGCCAATGAAGATTTAGGTAAAGTATTAAAGCTACAATTAGCTGAAGAGCTTGCAATAGCTAAACAAGCTTTAGTAGTAGCTAACCTTAGAATAAAAGCAGAAGGAGCTACTAAAGAAACGCTGGACGCACAAGCAGCAGCTCTTACCGAGATTGCAGATATTCAGGAACGCGTTACAGGTCAAGAGTCTGAGCAGTTAGCTAATAGGAATGCTTTACAGAAAGAAGCTCATGAAAAAGCTTTAGAGTTAATGAAGAAGCGCCAGGAGGCAATGCTTAGGTCTATGAATGAAGAACTTGATTTGTTTATACAGCAACAAGGGTTTAGAGAAAAGACTTTAGAAGAGCAGCTTAATACTGAAAGAAAATATTTTGAAAAACGAAAAGCGATTCTTCAAAAAGAATTAGACTTTGGTAAAATAACACGTACAAAATACAATACTGAAATTCTAGCGCTTCAAAATGATTTAGGTAGAAAGACTGCAGAGTTAACAGTACAAAATGCAGAGCTTGAACTTGAAGCCTTTAAACGTTTAAACGATGAGAAGTATTTAGAAAATCAAAGACTTAACGATTCTTTATTTGAACAAGAATCTACAAGACTATATAATGAAGTAACTAGAGAGCAGGAAGTAGCCCAGCTTAAGTTAGACCAAGGTATTATAAACAAGGCCCAGTTTAATGAAGAGATGCTTGCTTTAGACGAGGCATACTTTACTCAGCAAAAAGAGTTAGAAGATAGTTTTATAGCTATCAAAGAAGAAGACCGCTTAGAACGTAGAGCCATTGACAGTGAAGCTAGACTACTAGAACTTAATGAAGATGAGTGGGGTCGCTTTGAAGCGCAACAAGAAATATTAGACGAGCAGCGTATATTAGACCAAGTTAAGATTGATGAGCGCTTAGCTAAAGGACTTATAACTGAAGAGAATTACCAGAAAGCTTTATTAAATTTAGATAAGGCGTATGCTAAGCAAGCTGCACAGATTGACGACTTAAAAGCAGAATATAAGTTAAGTGTTGCAGCAACAACATTTGGAAACTTAGCAACTATAGCAGGTAAAGAATCTGCTGCAGGTAAAGCGTTTGCTATTGCACAAACTACTATTGATACATATCAATCTGCTACAGCGGCCTATAAATCTTTAGCAGGAATACCTGTGTATGGTCCAGCATTAGGAGGTGTGGCTGCAGCAGCAGCAGTTGTATCTGGTATTGCTAATGTTAAAAAGATTGTGTCTACTAAAACACCAGGTGGAGGTGGTGGCGGACCTATACAAGGTCTTGCTACAGGGGGAGAAGTTAAAGGTGGTTTTGCTATTAAACGCTCTAATGGTGATGATAGATTGATAACTGCAAAAACAGGTGAAGTAATATTAACCACAGAGCAGCGAAGCTTTATAGGAGATAATGTTTTATCTTTGGCAGGAGTTCCAGGGTTTGCAACTGGTGGTGTTTTAAGTGCTTCTAGTTCTTTTGGTCAAACTTCTAGTGTAGGCTTAATGTCTACTTTAGGCAATGCTATTAATTTTGAGTCTCTTGCAACTGCTGTTGAAAATGGTGCAAGACTCGGTGCTGAGCAAGGTAGCAACTCTGGTTCTAGTAAAGGCTTAAGAGGTTTAAGCGACGATAGAAGTTTACAAGTACAAGCGTCATTCTAATGTTAAAAAAAGTAAAGACAATATTAAAAGATGGTTTAAGTCCTATTTCTGAGGGCTTAAACCATTATACTATTAATATACCAGAGATAGAAGCTTTGGCTCAACAGAGAGCTTCAATTTGCTCCGTGTGTCCCATGTTTATATTAGAACCTATTCCATTCTTAAGAGTACCTGATACACGCATAACAATACTACACAACATGATGTGTAACGACTGTGGTTGTGCACTACCTCTAAAAACAAGACAAAACGAAATTATATGCAAGCACTGGGTGAATTTATAAAAGACAACAAAAATTTAATAGAATCTCTTTTTAAAGTAGGTGAAATATCTACTACTTTAATTCTTAAATATGAAATGTATTTATTTTACAATAGCTTAGCTGTTGACCTACCTAAAATGCAGCGTTACTCTATTTCTTCTGAACACTTCAACGTAAGTGAAAAGACAATTCAAACAGCTTTAAAAACTATGAGCAAGATTATAAAATAAATTAGAAGAAAACTCTTCTAATGCTCAAAGAGTTATTGTTTTACATTTACAGTATTAAAAGTAAAACAAGTAACATGAAAGACATTTATATTTATGGCGAAGTAGTTCCTTCATTTGTTTCAGGTGACGGCTATGTGACTTTAAGAAGTGTACAAGCACAACTTAAAGAAGCTAAAGGTGAAGATATACGTGTACGTATTAATTGTATTGGTGGTGATGTCGCAGAAGGTCTAGCAATCTATAACGAGCTTAGACGATATGCAGCAGACTTCAAAGCTAAAGTAACTACTCTAGCAGAAGGAATGTGTGCATCAATTGCAACAGTTATATTCTTAGCTGGTGACCACCGAATTATGAATGAGTACACAGAGCCATTTGTTCACAATGCTTGGTGCTATACTGAAGGCGACAATAAAGCTGTTCAGAAAATGGCGGACGAACTTGGTAAAGTGAATAAAATGATTGCTAAACACTATGCAGCTCATACAGACTTAACAGAAGAACAAGCTTTACTTTTAATGGCAGAAGATACTTTTATATCTGCAGACGAGTGTTTGAAGCTTCGCTTTGCACATGAGATTGAAGCTGTAGTTAAACCCTTGAATTCAATTTTAAAAACCAATAAGATGGCAAAACCAACAAACAAAAAACTATCGCTATTGCAACGCTTCAACAAGCTTGTAGGTATTAGCAATAAAATCGAGTTCGACGCGGAGAATCGCGAAGTTGATTTTTACGAGCTTGAAGATGATGACACTATCAAAGTAGGCGACAAAGCCAAAGTTGATGGTAAACCAGCAGCTGAAGCAGGAGACGCAGACGGTAAAATTACAATGGCTTCTGGGGAAGTGTTTGTATTTGACGGCGAAGAATTAACTGAGATTATTCCTGTAGAAGAGGAAGAAGAAGGTTTATCTGCTGAAGACGCTGAAGAAGTTCTTAACTTATTAGCGGTAGCTCAAAATAAGATTAAAACTTTACAAGCTAAAAACAAAGAGCAAAAGGAAACTATTGCTAAGTTCGAGTCTTTGAAAGCAAAATTCAAAGGCGAACCAGAACATAACCCTGGTAAAGGTAACACTGATGATAAACCATCTTTTGGTAAGTCGTTAGAAAAATTATCTAACCGTAAAAAACAATAAGACATGGCGTATACAGCAGCAGACCTTACAGCCTTATTAGCCGCGTTAACTGGGTTAACAGCAGCTGAAAAAATGAACGTAGCAAACTTAATTTTTATTGAGACGTTCCAAGAAAAGAACTTACAAGATACACACCCTTTCTTCTCGCAAGTAAGAGCTGGTTCTAAAGTTCCTATTTTAGAAGACAACGACGATTACGGTTCTTTCCCTTTTACAGAAGGAAACTGTCAATTGCCAGAGTGTTCTATTGACGATAACTTCTCAGAATTTACTTGGGATATTCAAAAAATCGGTTGTAAAGTTACAATCTGTATGGAGAATTTCGCAAATGACTTCTTAGTATTCTTCAACACTTGGAAGAAAATGAACGAAGACGATATTGAAACGGCTTTAGTCCAATTCATTATCGAACGCTTCCAAGCTAAACACAAAAAAGCAGAAATTCGTGTAGCTTATTTTGGAGACACAAGTGCAGACAGTACTTTAGTAAACGGAATGGATGGGTTCTTTGTACAAATGCAAGCTTTAGCAACAGCTGATAATACAGTAGCTATTACACAAAATGGTGGTGTTACGGTTGGCGCTCAAACTATCACTGATGGTGAAGTAGTTTACAATTACTTAGCGGCTATGTATGATAAAGCAGCAGTGCAACCTTGGTTCTTAGTAGAGAAAATGGTTTGGAGAATGGACCGTGGATTGGTTAACGCTTTAGTAGGTTGGTTAAATAGACAGTCAGACTTGAAAGGAATTTCTTGCGACTGTATTGACCCTGAAAAAGTAACTTCAGCTAGAGTTTACACAGCGGATAACTTATCTGTGTTTGGTATTCCAGTTGAGCCTATGCCTTTCTTAGCAGCTATGAAAGCTTCAGGAGCAGACTACTATGATTCTTTAACAGGATTGTATGTTGACAAAAACCGAATTATCTTATCTCGTAAAGAGAATATGATGTTAGGTTACGAGATGGAAGAAACTTTTAAAAGTTTCAAAGTAATCTTTGACGAAATTGAAGACGAGATTATTATCAAAGGTTCTTCTCTATTCGGTGTTGGAGTTCCTACAAATTCATTCGTTTTAGGAATCTAAAAATAATCAAATAACTATAAGTATTAAGGCTCTGTAAAAAGGGCCTTAAACTTAATAAAAAACATACTTATGGCAGAGCAAAGCGTTTGTGCACAATTATTGACAGGACAAGATTCTGCGTGCACCCCTTTAAAAAGACGTTACTTCCAACAAGCTGTTGTTATGAATAAGTCAGATATTGATGCTACTACTGTAGTAATTGAGAAAACTGATTATGATTTACCAACACCTGTTTGTAAGTACAACGTCGCCTTTTCTTTAAAAGAAGGAAAGACTGGCTACAAATTTATTGGGCCAGCAAATGGTAGTAACTTCTCAGGAGCTTTTAATAAAGCTACTTCAGATTTAGGATTTCCACAATATATTCATACAGCTAACTTACTTTTAGTAGGAGCCACTGAAGCGGCTAAGTGTATCTTAGAATCTTTAGACAAAGGTTCTTACGTAGTAGCTTATCAGTTTACGGACGGTACTGTTGAAATTTATGGAATGGAGCACGGTCTTTCTACTGGTGATTATACTTATGATGTGCAAGCTGGTGGCGGAGGTTCTGCTATTATCTTATCGTCTAACGAATTAGCACCTGAAAACTACTTGCCTATGATTTACAAGTCTGGTACACCTGGGGGTGAAGAGGCTGACTTCGATAGTGCATTTGAAAATCCAGCGCTTTAATCAATTTTTATGACGTCTCAAGAATTAGTTAATAAAGCGGCATCTGACGTAAGGAACTCTCCTGAGTTAATGGCGCTTTATATAACTATCTTTACTGAAACTTTTGGTAGGGCTCCAGACTGTGCAGGCTGCACTTTTAAAAATGATTTTAGCAAATTAAAAAACGCCGTATTAACCGGCACTAAAAAACAAGAAACTATGTTAGATACTAGTATAACTTTCAAACTTAAAAAAGGTTTAAGAGACAAAATCTTAAGCTATAAGAAAGGGCAACAAACTTTTAGAACGTATGCCAAAAAAGCTACTGATGATTTCATGCTTTTATTTCTTACAGAAGGAACAGAAGAACAACTTGCAAAACGTTTAGAAATATTTGAGGTATTACCTGAAGCACTTAGAAACGATGAGACTGCTGTGGAGAACATGGACAGAACTCAATTAGTAGCTTTTGCAAAGGCAAACTTTGAAGTTGATTTAAAAGGTAATAAAGCACAGGTGTTAAAAGCTGTACAAGAATTACTTGCTAAAGAAGAAGCGGCAACTAAAGAAGCTGGAGCTGGTGATACTGGAGCTGGCGATGCTGGAGCTGGTGATACTGGAGCTGGCGATGCTGGAGCTGGTGATACTGGAGCTGGCGATGCTGGAGCTGGCGATGCTGGAGCAGGTGCTGAAGACGAACTTTTATAATAAAAATAAAAACAACTAAAAAATGGCAAAGAGTAATTTAGTACGCGCTACCCTTAAGGAACTGTGGACACGTTTAATAAAACCGGATAAGACAATTAACTGGATTTACTTAAACGGTGAAAACAACCTTTATCCAAACGAGTGCGAGCGTGTTATTCTTTTGTCTCCTACTGCAACTCGAAGCGCTAACATGTTTGCTAAATATGTAGCAGGTGCTGGCGTTAGAGTTTCAAAAGGTTCACCAAATATTATTGCTTATAAAGATTTACCTTTTGTAAATAACAAACAACAAAAAATAACTAACATTATTAATATTGCAGCTAAGAGTTTATCTAAACACAGAGGCGTATTTTTCTGGGTTGGTTATGGTCTTAAAGACGCAAAATTAATACCAAATCAAATAGAAGTTTTAGACTACAAAAAATGTAGACTTTCTAAAGAAGATGCTTCTGAAAATAAAGGGAAAGTTTACTTTCACGACTGGGAAGCTGCTACTACGTTAGGAGGTTCTAAAAAGAATATGAAATGGTTTTACCCATTCAACAACAACGAAGATGTTATACTTGCTCAAATAAAAGCTGATGCTAAAGAGCAATCTAAAAAAGCAGGTGTTGAGATTGAATTGGAAGAAGCAATAAAAAATTATAGAGGGCAAGTCTTCTATTTAAACTTAGACTCAGAACTTATCTATTCTTTAAGTACAATAGATAGTGTATATAACGAAGCAGATACTGAAAATAGAATTTCACTGCATTCAAATAATGAAGTGAGAACTGGATTCTTAGGTAAGACTGCTGTAATAACAAACGGTTTAGACGAGGACACTGCAAAAGATGTTGTATCTGACGTGTCTAAATGGTTAGGTGCTGAAAATTCAGCAAGTCTTTATCACTTAGACTTAGAAGAAGTCGAAGACATTGACAAAGCTTTTAAGATTTTACAAGTAGGCGCGCAGTATAATGAAAAATTATTTATTGAAACGTCTAAAAGACTTAAAACTAATATTTTTGGCGCGTTTAATAACATACCGGAGCCTTTAGTAATGTCTTCAGCTTCAGCTTTATTTGGTACGGCAGCGGACACTTATACAGAAATGAAACTTTTCTACAGTGAACAAACCGAAACAGAAAGAGAAGAGCTACAAGAAGCTTTAGCTTTGTTAGGTTTCCCTGTTATTATAAAACCAATTGTAGAAGTTGCTGAAGTTTCAACTGATACGCCTGAAGTTAATGACGCAATTGCAAATGCACAAGCGGCTTTAAGAGGTTCTGTCAGTGGAGTTCAAGCTTTACTAGCTATTCAGGCTTCAGTAGCTGCAGGAACTACAGATATAGAAAGCGCAATAGCAATGCTTATAAATATTTTCGGCTTCAGTAGAGAAGTATCAGCTGCTTTATTAGGTAAACCGGAGATAGACGCAGAAACAGTTAATAAATTTAAAAATGTAGCCGATGTCTTTATCTATTACCATAGCAGACTTTAAAAACTTAGGAATTGTTGCACAGCATTGCGACAACGAAAAGTTAAATATAGCGATTGAAGAAGCTTTAGATTTTGACTTGTGTACAACCTTTAAAGATTTAGGTGTACAAATTAAAATAATGATAAATGAAGTTTTATCGCATGCTCTACCTAGTCATGGTGGCTTTGTACACCAAGAAGGCGCAACGGCTTATTGGGATAAAGTTGTAAAAGGAAATGTTTACACTAAAGACGAAAAACCTAAAGAAAATCTAGGTTTAAAACGCGGCGTTGTTTACTACGCTTATTCAAGATACTTAGTACTTTCTTCTTTCAGTGATTCCGCTAGTGGATTCGTTTCTAAAAACAACGACTTCTCTATTCCTAAACCTTTAAAAGAAGTGGAGCAACAAGCAAATAAATACAGAAACATGGGTAAAGCTTGTTTCTTATCTGCAATGGAATATATTTGTTTAGAGATAGACAACATTCCAGAATTAAAAGATTTAGATTGTGAATCGTTTGGTTGTGGTTGTTCTACAAAATCAGCTTGTGGTATTAAGACAAAAGGCTATGGTTTAAAAGGTCAAATAATTAGAAAACATGAGTAGTTGTATTGACTTAAAGTTAGGCTATGAAGTGCCTTGTGTAGTAACCCAACGTAGATACGTTCAAAGAGTCGTACTTATAAATAAGTCAGACGTAGAAGAATCTATTGTTGAACGAAGCTCAGTTGGTATTGATGACGTATTTACTTGTAGGCATCATATTTTATTTAAACTTAAAACTGATAAAAAAGGTTTTCAAATATCTTCAAGCGTAAACGGTTTTAATGTGTTTGGAACTTTTAGCCGCTCTGAAAAAGATAATGTAGTTGAGTACTTACACACTGTACAATTTCCATCGGTAGGCGTTGATGTTACTACTAAATGTTTTTTACAACAATTAGACTTTAGCTTTTATTTTGCTGCTTTAATGTTAACAGATGGTACAGTTGAAATATATGGTTTTGAGAACGGCCTAAGATTAGGCGATTATAAAGTAGACGTTCAAAATACAATGGGAGGCACAGGCTTAAGTCTTGTAAGTGGAGCGGATGAGCAAGAAATAGAGATGCCTTATATTTATAAAAATTTAACAAGTACAGAGTCAGAAGATTTTGACAACTTGTTTGAAGATATTGCAGAAATTTCAGGTGGAGATTTTAATAATGATTTTAATAACGACTTTTTAATATGAGTTATGCTGATGTTTTGGAACAAATCCAAGAGTTTATAGTTGCAAATGGTTCTAATGATATTACTGCGGATGTACTGCGCCCTATTTTAGAGTCTATTTTAGGTCAACCTAATGAATTAATAGGAGACCTTGGGGATAGTACCGTAGATGGCTCCACAATTGTCGAGATGCTTAACGCGTTAAAAGAAGATTTAGAAGCTGTTTCAGGTATTACAATACACACTGGAACTAATACGCCTTTAGTATCTCCCCCAGTAACTTTTTTAAGAGGTGATTTCTTTGCTCAAATAGTTGCAAGTGTTAGTATTTCATTCTGGCAATTTAATGGTTTGACCTGGGTACCAATTAAAAATTGGATAAACGACGATTTAGTAGAAACTGAAACTACTTGGAGTAGCGCAAAAATTCAAGAAGTTATAAATTTACAAGACGTACTTATATCAATACTACCACCAACTTATGCAGCTGGTAATGTAACAATACAAGCAAATGCTGTTTGGAGAATTGGCGGTGTTATCTATACAAACCCTGCTAATGTAGTGAAGGCTGTTGCTAATGCTACAGCTGGTATGTATAGAACTGATTTACTTGTAGCAAATCAAACTAACTCGTTTGATGTAATAGCTGGAACAGAATCTGCAACCGTACAACTTCCACCAACTACGCCGGTAGGTACAATAGCGGTTACGCCTATTTATGTTTATGGTTCTACTGTTGATGTGCCTGAGCCCGTGGTAGGTGATTATGTTAAAAAAATAGAGTTTGCTGAAAATTATATAAGTAGTGTTAGTGGAGATTTAAATTTATCTTTAGACACTGAGACTTCTAACTATAGAATATTAGATGCTATTGATTCAATAACTGGCTTTGATACTACTGCGTTATTTAATAGTAGTAATAGTTATATAGGTAAAGAAGTTAGAATTATAAATAATTCAGGCTCTCCTTTTGCAGTAGTTCATAATAGCGGTGCTTCAGAGGTTCCTATAAGATTTCCAAGTGAAGTAGATTTAACTTTAAATAACTTAGAAGTATTAGTTCTAAGACTTGTTAAAACTGATATGCTAGTAGCTGAATTTATTTCAGTTTCAAAAGATTCATTCTCAAATGGAGGCGGTGGGGAAACAAGATTATTGTTAAATAAAAAGTTTGTTCAAACATTTCATTTAACAACTATAAGTACTTGGAAAGCTAATTTTACATTAGACACTACTGATTTACAATTTAATGTTGGAAATGGATCAACTCCAAACTCTGTTTTTTTTACTCAAAGTGAGTTCACTGCGATACCAGATGGTTATATAATTGAAGAAGTTCAAGCGTATATAACTTATAAATTAGAAGGTTCTTATGATGGTGATTTACAAATTTACATAGCAAGAAGTGAAAGCAATGATGGTAGTACTGGGAATGGAGTTTCTAACACAGTTGAAATTGTTAATGAAACTTTATCAATGACACCAGGATCTGTAAATCTAAAATACGTTAAAAATCTAACCGTGAATACACATTCATTACCAACTTTAGCAAAATCATTTTTACAAATTGCAATTAGAGATACTTCGATAGCAGATATTTATTACAATATCAATTTTAATATAATTCTAAAAAAAGTATAAAATGAAAGCAAGAATTATAAATGGAGTAGAATTTGGAAGGGTTTTTACTAATGAATTTTTAGAAGAGAATCTAGATAAAACAGTAAACGGACAATTAGTTTCTGAATGGCAGTTGACTGAAATTTTGCCAAATCCAACATATAAACAACCTGAATGGACAGGATCAGAATGGGTAGAAGCTTATGTAGAGACTATTGAGGTCTCTAATGAAGTTCATAATTTTAAATTTCGTTTAGCGTTGATTCATTTTGGAGTACTTCCAAGTTCAATTGATTTAGCTATATCTCAAATTCAAAATTCAACCGTTCAAGAACAGCTATATAGTCTTTGGAATTTTGCCCCTGTCTTAGAAAGAAACGATAATAAGCTTATAGGAATGGCTACTCAATTTGAGATAGATTCTCAAACTTTAGATCAGATATTCTTATACGCAAATTCAATATAGTTAAATTATGGGTATTTTACTTTTTTTAATAGCGACTATACTTTGGATAATTCTAACTCCTATCAATTGGATAATAGTGTGTATAAAATATGGATTAAGTAATTCTTATTTTAAGGAAACAGCTATAGATATAGATAAGTTTGGAAATAGAAATTTTAGAACTTTTCTGAATGCTTCTATGAGAACGCGTAATGGATATGCTTTTGGAAATGTAAATGAAACCATAAGCAGTGCATTAGGTAAAAATCAGAGAGATCTGACATTAAGCTGGTTCGGTAAATTATTTTGTTATATATTAGATTCAATAGATAAAAACCATTGTAAAAAAAGCATATTAAAACTATAAACATTTATGAAAACATTAGAATATATTTTAAAAGGATTTGGATATGACAGTTTATCAGATTTCAATACAACAGTATTTAAGCTTTATTTTTTAGAATGTGCTACTTGCTTAAGTGTAATAGCTGGAATAGCTGGAAGTATTAGAATGTTCTTAGAGCAATCTTTAGGTTTAGATATTTTAGTGACAGGTGTTTTTTGTTTACTTATTATTTTTGAAATGCAGACAGGTATAAAGGCGTCAGTTAAAAAAAATGGTCAAAAAATAAAAAGTAGAAAAGTAGGAAGAATGCTTCTTAAGATAGGAGTTTACATCTGTATTCTTTTTATGCTACATACTTTAGCTAGTCGTATGAAATTTCCTGAGATTCTAAACTTAGAATTAAATCCTTTCATGTGGTTATATTACACATTTTTCATAGTAATAGTGTTTCAATTATTTTTAAGTTACTTAGAAAATCTTTCTACTTTAGGATATGCTGAAGCTAGAGGATTAGTAGGAATAATTCTTAGAAAATATAATAAATGGTTTGAGTTCGATGGAACTAAAGATGCAGATAACGAATTAAATAAATAAATCATGGCAAGTTATAAATGGTTAAAAGATGAAAAGTCTCCAAGACTTTTTAAAGAAGCTTATGTTTTCAATGGCTTAAAAGAAATAGTAGGCAAGGATCATAATAAAATTATCTTAGAATGGGCAGAAGCATTAGGTATTAGAAATATTTATACTTCAGATGAAATAGCTTGGTGCGGTTTATTCATAGCGATCAGTGCTCACTATGCAGGTCTTGAAATTAATATGACTTCTAAAGAAGCTTTATGGGCTTTAAACTGGTTAAAGTTTGGAACTAAACAAACAGAAGCTGCTTTCGGAGATGTACTTGTTTTCAAAAGAAATGGTGGCGGACACGTAGGAATCTATGTAGGAGAAGATGCTAAATGTTACCACGTATTTGGCGGTAATCAAAACAATCAAGTAGGAGTTACTAGAATAGAAAAAAACAGATGCGTAGGAATTAGAAGAACAGACTGGAAAGTAGCACAACCTGCAACTGTAACAAAAAGAATCTTAGAAGCTTCAGGCTTAGTATCAACAAACGAACAATAATATGAAAACAGTAATTTTATTTATCATAAAAAATTGGCGAGCTATTTTAATAGGCTTACTTGTTATAGCTTTAATTTATAACTGCGAGCAGAAATTAGCGTATAAACAAACAGCAAATAGACAAACTGAGAACGTGCGCCAAGCGAACACTTTTGATAGTTTAAAATTCAAGAGTCAAAATTTGACTTCTAAGGAACTAAAAGAACTTTTAGAATATAGAGATAAGGAATTATTAAAACTTCTCAACCAGGACAAAATAAAGGTACAAAAAATTGAAAAGATTATAAATAATAAATACTATTATAAAGATACTATTTCAAATACTATAAATCTCGATTCAATACTCAGAGCAGTACGGAGTCAAATACCTAGAGAGCAGGAAATACTAGACACTTTAAATTGTATTAAAGTCAAAGGAAAAATTCTTTTTGATGGTCAGAAATTAAGCTTTCAAATTAACAGCAAAGAAGTTAAAAATAAATCTACTACTGTAGTGCACCAGGAGCGAAAGCAATGGAAGCTACTAGGAATTAAAACTAGAATATTTGGAAAGCGTCAACTGACTTCTAAAACATATAATGAATGTGGAGACAGTAAAACAGAACTCTTACAAGTGATAAAGAAATAAAAACAAGCTGCCTTTTAGGTGGCTTTTTTATTTTATGTAAACACAGTAAACAAAATAAACAATCTATTGTTTACGCTTCAAAGTCAATGGTCGTAAGACATAAAGCTAAGTGTAAACAAAGTAAACAATAAAAAGCTAAAACCTTTTGAAAATATAAATACTTAAAAATAGGCTATTAAAAACAGTAAAATGTTATTTAGGACTATATGAGAATTTTTGTTTACTTTGTTTCTTTGTTTACAATTTCCCTCAAAGTATTGGTTTGCAAGGACTTAACAAGTAAACAAAGAAAAAGTTTCAAAAATAAAGGTAAAAAAGTTTTTTAGTTTCAAAAAGTTGTCTATCTTAGCTGAGTAATTAAAACAAAATATTATGTCAAATACTAGAGCGCAACAAATTTCAAGCATTGCAACTTTCTTAAGTCTGTTCTCAGATAACACAAATAAGTGGAGTGATGCAACTGATGAGATACGAGACTTATCGAGAACAGCTAAAGAATACATAAACGAATTTGATTTAAACTTATGTGACGACGATATAGAAAAAGGCTTAGGTAGACAACCTTTAGATTTTACTATTTTGAAAACGCCAAGCGAGTGGAATACTTTTGGCAAGAAGCACATTAAGACTTCTTTAGCTATTATGACAGATAGCACGTTAACTAGATTTTATAATGACCACCTTAATATGTTTGAGTAATGGATAGTAAAGCGTATAACTTAGGGCAAGCAGCTAAACAAGCTGAGCTAAATGGAGAGGACCCTCTATGGAATCCATATAAAAAGAATAGTAGTAGTTGGCACGATTGGAATAAAGGCTATAATGACAATTAAAAAAGTTTACCAAAAAATGGAAATAAATTTTTTAGTTCCAAATTAATTTCTATCTTTACAAAAAATTTTATTCTATGAACCACGTTGACTTAAACAAAATTATCGAGACTAAAAATCTTGACAAAGCGGATATAGCAAAGCAGTTATTTCCAGAAAATTTATATCCTATGAAAGCTTTAACTAGGATTTTAGATGGTAAAGCAAACTTAGATACTGTACAGCTTAGTAGACTAGCAGCAATAACAGGTTTAACTTTTGAAGAGCTTTATGGTAAAACCAAATGGAAGTCTAAGGCTGATAACCAAAATATAATTTTCGAGCAAGAAGATTATAGAGCGGAGCTTAATACTAAAACATGGGTTACTAAAGTTTTTCACAAAGGTAGTTTGCTACACGAAGAAATTCTAAACAAGTCTAGTATTCCTTTAAGTGAGTATTTAGAAGAACTAAATAAAATAATCAATAAATAATTATAACATGAGCAAAGTAGTTAAATTAACAATCAAAGTAAATACTGCAGATGATGCGCAGTTAAAGGCTTTAAGCAATTTACTTAATGTAATCGGAAACGATGCAGCTTTAGAAACTTCAGACAAAGCAAAAGACGCTGAAGTCATAGAGCCTATTGTCTTAGACACTAAAAAAGTAGCAGCTCCTAAAACTGTAAAAAAAGAAGTTGCTAAAGCTGAAGAAAAACTTGAGGAAGTTGAACAAGAAGAAGTTGCTGAGACTGAGCAAGAAGAAACCTCTGACTATACTACTGACGAAGTACGCGCAGAAGTAACTAAAAAAGCTATCAACAACAGAGACGAAATTAAAAAGAAGTTAACAGCCTTAGGCGCTAATAACGTGACTTCTTTGGATGAATCTAAGTATGGTGAATTAATGGACTATTTAGCTACATTAAAATAATGGCTAAGGAAGTTAAAACTGTAAAGCACGAAGAGAGGGCTCACGCTCTCTTATCTGCTTCAGGCGCCTCAAAGTGGTTGAATTGTACAGCTAGTGCTAGACTAGAAGAGGACTTTGAGCAAGTAGATTCTCCTTATGCAAGAGAAGGAACCTTAGCACATGAATTGGCAGAGCTTACGCTTAAGAATAGACTTGGACTTATTGACGCAAGTGAAGCTATTAAAAGAGCTGCTGAAATTGAAGCAGACAAATTCTATTCAGAAGAAATGCCAAGCGAAGTTGATAAGTATGTTGACTACGTTTTAGAACAGTATAATGTTGCTAAGTTTAATCATGAAGGCACAATGCTTCTTATTGAGGAGAAGGTAGACTTAACTAATTTTATCGAAGATGGTTTTGGAACAAACGACGCTATTGTTTTAGCTGATGGCATTCTTGAAGTAATCGATTTAAAATATGGTAAAGGTGTTCGAGTTAGTGCTGTTGACAATTCACAATTAAAATTGTACGGCTTAGGTTCTTTATACAAGCACATGTTATCTTATGACATTCATACAATTAGACTGACAATTTCGCAACCTAGATTAGACACAATTTCTTCTTGGGAAATATCAGCAGAAGAGTTACTTGAATGGGGTGAAGGTTATGTGACGCAACAAGCTAAAGAAGCTTATGCTGGAACAGGCGAACAAAAACCAGGTGACTGGTGTAAGTTCTGTAAAGCTAAACCAAGATGCCGAGCGTTAAGCGAACAGAACTTAGAAATTGCAAAGCATGAATTTAAAGACCCTAACCTTTTAGAGGACTCTGAAATGGTTGCAATTTATCAACTCTCGGGACAAATAAAGGACTGGCTTAATGGAATAGATACTTTTATGCTTTCTGAAGCTCTAAAGGGCCGAGAATGGCCAGACTTAAAAGTAGTACATGGACGAAGCTCTCGTAAATTCATAGACTTAGATGACGTAAAACAGTACTTAATACTTAAAGGTTTTAAAGACGAACAAATTTTAGAGTCTAAACTTAAAAGTTTAACGGCTTTAGAAAAAGTACTAGGTAAAAAGAATTTCGAAATTGAGTTAGGTGACTTTATTACTAAACCACCAGGAGCACCTACGCTAGTTACTAAGGAAGATGGACGACCTGCTTATGGATTCACAGAAGCAGCTAACGACTTCTCAGATAACGAAGACGAGTTACTGTAAATTTATTTTCAAAAATAAGTGCAAATAAATTTCCTAGATTAAAATAAATTATTATCTTTACAAAACAAATTTAAAACAAATTATTATGGCAGAAAAAAGCCCAACAATTGTAATCACAGGTAAAGTAAGATTTTCTTATGCTCATGTGTGGAAACCGGCTTCTATGGAAGAAGGTTCAGTACCAAAATATAGTGTATCAATTTTAATACCTAAAACAGATATAGCAACAATTGCTAGAATTAAAAAAGCTATTGAAGTTGCGGCAGAGCAAGGTGTTTCTAAAATTGGTAAAGACGGCAAAGTACCTAAAAACTACAAACAACCTTTAAGAGACGGAGACGAAGAAAAAGAAGACGACGAAACTTATGCAGGTCATTATTTTTTATCCGCTACTAGTACTAAAAAACCAGGTATTGTGGATGCAGACAGACAACCTTTAATGAATGAAGACGAATTTTATTCAGGTTGTTATGGTAGAGCTTCTTTAAATATGTATGCTTTTAACGTACCAGGTAATAAAGGTATTGCAGCAGGTTTAAATAACTTACAAAAGTTAGAAGATGGTGAACGTTTAGGAGGTGGAGCTACTTCAGCTGAAGACGACTTTGCTGATGATGACGACATCTTGTAAATAAAAACAAGCTCTTGACCTTTGAAGCTAGGTAACATAAGATTTAGACGCTAAATAAAAGCCTATAATACGTCTAACAAGAGCTCTTATAAAGTAATTAGTTTTTTATTCCGCAAGGTATATCCCATTAAAAGACTATTTACTTTGAGAGTAGCAAAGCGAATATACTTAATAAGTATGAAATATGGAACGCTTGGGCTTTGAGGTTCGACTCCTTAACTCTCACTAACATTTAAAAATAGTAATTATGCAAGCGATTGTAAACATGCTTTCTGAGCAATTCCCTAACGAAGGAACGCCTAGAGTAAAAGGTAAAACAGTAATGATTAATGTTAAAGAAATTAAAACTAAACAACTTAAAAGTTTAGAAGCTTTAACAACTAGACAAATTTATAGCTATACAAAATTAGCAGAAGATGTTAATATAAAACGCTCAGGAGCAGGCCTATTGATAATTGTAGAAGCAAGATAATATGAACTTGTATATTGATATTGAAACGTATAGCTCAGTAGATATTATGTCGTCAGGAGCTTACAAATATATGGAATCAATAGACTTTGAGATTCTTATGATTGCGTATTCTTATGAAGACCAGCCTATTCAAATAATAGATTTAGCGCAAGGTGAAAAAATACCTTTAACTATTATGCGCGATTTAGTAAGTCCTAGTATTAAGAAGCATGCACATAATGCGGTATTTGAAAGATTAGCTTTTAACGCTATAGGAATAAAAACACCCCCCGAGCAGTGGCATTGTTCAGCTATTAAAGCTGCATATTGTGGGTTGCCTTTAAGCTTAGAGGCTATTTCCAAAGCTCTTAATTTAGAGAGCGAAGGAAAGTCTGCAACAGGTAAGGCTTTAATTAGGTATTTTTCTTGTCCTGTTAAACCAACAACTTTGAATGGAATGACGGGCAGGAACTTACCGAAGCACAACCCTGAAAAATGGGAAGAGTACAAGCTGTATTGTATTCAAGACGTAGCAGCTGAAAAAGCTATTATAAAAAGATTAAGCGCTTATAGTATTCCAGCTACAGAAAGAGAAGCTTATTTGTTAGACCAAAAAATAAATGATAGAGGTATTTTAATAGATACGACTCTTGCAGCTATGGCACTAGAGATAAACGACTTAAATACAATTACAATTGAAGAACGTTTAAAGCAGCTTACAAACTTAGACAACCCTAACAGCGCTGCTCAGCTCAAAGCTTGGTTAAGTTCTGCCATGAATAAAGAAATAAAATCACTGGCGAAAGCGATTATACCGGAATTGCTTAAGGAAGCTGAGGGGCCTGTTAAAGAGGTTTTAGAACTACGACAAAAAGGGTCTAAGACTTCTATAAAAAAATATGTTGCAATGCTTAAATGTATTTGTGACGACTTACGAGCACATGGACTTTTTCAATTCTATGGTGCAAGTCGCACAGGTCGATGGGCTGGACGATTAATTCAGTTACAGAATTTACCTAGAAATTATCTGAAAGCTATTGACGAAGTTAGGCAACTTATAAGAGCAGGTGACTATGAGCTTTTAAGTATCTTATATGATAATGTAGCAGACTTACTTTCTCAATTAATTAGAACTGCTTTTATAGCTACTGAGAATCATACTTTAGCGGTCGCCGATTTTAGCGCAATTGAAGCTAGAGTTTTAGCTTGGCTTGCAAAAGAGTCTTGGAGAATTGATGTATTTGCTACACATGGTAAAATCTATGAGGCTTCAGCTTCTATGATGTTTAGCGTACCACTTGAATTGATTAAGAAAGGTAACCCAGAATATGAGCTTAGACAGAAAGGTAAAGTAGCAGAATTAGCACTTGGTTATGGTGGAGCAGTAGGTGCCATGAAAAACATGGGTGCAGTAGATATGGGACTAAGTGAGAACGATATGAAAATAATTGTTAGCAAATGGCGTAAAGCAAACCCTGCTATTGTTAGGTTCTGGGCAGACGTAGAGAAGTGTGCAATTAAAGCCGTGGTAACAAAGTCAAAAATATTATCTAAATTCGAGAACTTATCTTTTGAATACGATGGAGACTACTTAATTTTAGGTCTTCCTTCAGGTAGAAGTTTACTATACTCAACACCAAAAATCCAGCCTAATAAATGGGGTGGAAAGTCTTTGACTTATATGGGTTTGAACCAGGAGACAAAACAATGGAATAGAATTGACACATACGGCGGAAAGCTTACAGAGAATATTGTACAAGCTGTTGCAAGAGATTTACTACTTGACTCAATGATTAAAGCTGATAAAGCTGGATTTGATATTGTAATGCACGTACATGACGAAGTTGTCTGTGAAGTTTTAAAAGATGAGAGCGAAAAGAAGTTAGAAGAATTGTGTAATTTAATGGGTGAAGAAAATAGCTGGGCGCCTGGTTTACCACTAGGAGCAGACGGTTATATAACTGACTATTACAAAAAAGACTAAAATATGAAACATGATGGGCAGTTACATATTTCAACAGGTTTAAGTGCAAAGACTAAAATTTGGAAGAATAAAAAAATAACTTGGAGCGACTTTGTTTCTAAGCTAAAAGAAGTAAGACACACAGGGGAAACCTTTAAAGAATTTATAAACGCTGCGAAAGAAGACCAGGGTAAAATTAAAGATGTTGGAGGGTATGTTGGTGGCTATTTAAGAAACGGTAGAAGAAGCCCACAGAATGTAGTACATAGACAAATCCTTACTTTGGATATTGACTTTGCACACATGGATTTATGGGACGATATTTGTTTTACTTTTGAGAACGCTGCACTTTTACACGGTACACATAAGCATTCAGAAGAGAGTCCTCGTTTCCGTTTAATCATGCCGCTTGATAGAGAAGTAACGCCAGACGAATATGTGGCAATCTCTAGACAAGTAGCTGGAACAATTGGAATAGAACTTTTTGACAATACAACTTTTGAAACGAATAGACTTATGTTCTGGCCGTCTAGCCCAAAAGATGTAGAGTACTATGTAAAATTCCAAGATGCACCATTCTTAAAAGCTGATGACATTTTAAGCAGTTATATTGATTGGACAGACTCTAGTTTATGGCCAACAGCTGACCGTAAGAATCAAGAAATTTATGACGCTACTAAAAAGCAAGAAGACCCTGAATTAAAGAAAGGTGTTGTAGGTGCATTTTGTAGAAGTTATACAATCTCAGAAGCTATTGAGTTTTTCATTCCTACTATTTATACTGAGTCTGCAATTGAAACGCGTTACACATACGCACACGGTTCAACAGCGGCCGGTCTTATAACATACGACGACAAATTTGCTTACTCACATCATGGAACCGACCCTATTAGCGGAAAGCTTTGTAATGCGTTTGACTTAGTACGTGTACATTTATATGGACACCTTGACCCTTCTGAAAGCGGCGACGTTAAAAGTCTTAAGTCTTATAAGGCTATGGAAGATTTATGTCGCCAAGATTTAAAAGTAAAGAAAACTATTGCCATTGAAAATCTTACTTCGGCTAAATATGATTTTGAAGAAGACTTAGAAGAAAATGACAACGATACTTTTGCGGAAGACAATGTTGAGTGGCTTACTGAATTGGAAGTTGATGGCCGCGGTAACTACTTAAGCACAGCTCCTAATATAAATGCTATCTTAGCAAATGACACCAGGTTAAAAGAATTATTTAAACATAATGACTTCGACCAGAAACGCTATATTTTTGGTAGTATGCCTTGGCGTAAAATCAAGGAACCCGAAGAAGTTAAAAACGTAGATTATTCAGGTGTTAGAAATTATATCGAATCAATTTATGGAATTAGTGGAACTCTTAAAATAGACGATTCGCTTGCCTTAGAATTTGAGAAACATAGATTTCACCCTGTTAAAAATTTCTTATCGAGTATAGTATGGGACGGAACACCTAGAGTAGATAATTTACTTATTGACTACTTTGGTGCTGACGATAATATCTATTCGCGAGAAGCTATTAGAAAAATGTTAGTAGGAGCTGTAGCTAGAATCTTTGAGCCTGGTAAAAAGTTCGACTTAGTTTTAACTTTAGTAGGCGACCAGGGAACCGGTAAAAGTACATTCATTAAGAAGCTTGGCAAGGCCTGGTCTTCTGATACTTTTACAACTGTACATGGTAAAGAGTCGTTCGAGCAAATACAAGGCTTCTGGTTGATTGAAATTGCAGAGCTTGCTGGATTCAGGAAAGCGGAAATCGAGGCTGTAAAACATTACATATCGAAGCAGATTGACTCGTTTAGACCCGCTTATGCACGATGTGTAGAAACCTTTCACAGGCAATGTGTTTTCTTTGCAACTACAAATAATAAAGACTTCTTGCGTGACCCAACTGGTAACAGAAGATTTATGCCTATTGACATTCACAAGTACTTAGCTAAGAAGTCTGTATTTAATGACTTACTAGAAGACGAAGTAAATCAAATATGGGCGGAAGCTGTTGCACTGTATAAAGCTAAAGAACCTTTATTTTTGACAGCTGATGCAGAATTTATTGCAAGAGACGAACAAATTAAACACTCTGAAGTCGATGAGCGTAAAGGTGTTATTGAACAGTATCTTGACCGCAAGCTTCCAAAGGATTGGGCTAACTATGACTTATTACAACGCCGTGAGTTTTTAAGTGACCCTCTTACAGGTGGTACAGAACACAGAGACTTTGTGTGTATCTCAGAAATATGGTGCGAGTGTTTAGGCAAAGAAAAAGACAGCATGATTAGATATAACACAAGAGAGCTAAACGATATAATGCGAGGGCTACCAGAATGGGAACCACACAACTCAACTAAGAACTTTGCTTTCCACGGTAAACAGAAATACTATCAAAGAAAATTGACATGATAATTGAGTCAGAGAAATATCTGGATAAAAAACTCTCAGAGCTAATCAAAAAAATAGGTGGCTGGTCCATAAAATTAGTAGCTGCCCATGTTACCGGACTACCTGACAGACTTTGCTTATTGCCAGGTGGTCGCCTATTTTTTGCTGAGATTAAAACAACTAAAAAGAAACCAACTTTAATTCAGTTAAGTATACACAAAAAACTTCGAAAGCTAGGCTTCCAGGTTTATGTAGTAGATACTTCTGAAGTTATAAAAAATATACTTGAAAGCTATGACTGAACAGGACATGCACATTTACCAAAATACTGGAGTTGACCATATAATGTACAACGACCACTGTGGCTTATTTTTAGACATGGGTTTAGGTAAGACTGTAACTATATTAACTGCTATAAATAAACTTTTATTTGAAGAGTTAGATATTACAGGCGCCTTGATTGTAGCACCTAAGCGAGTAGCTGAAAGCGTTTGGAGTCAAGAGATAGCTAAATGGGAACACTTAAAACATTTAACAATTTCAAAGATAATTGGTAATGAGAAAAAACGTGTTGAAGCTTTAAAAGCTAAAGCAGACATTCATATTATTAGCCGCGACAATATAGCCTGGTTATGTGGCCAATTTGGTGGAGGCATGTTGCCATTTCCCATGCTTGTAATAGATGAGAGTTCTAGCTTTAAAAATCCAAAAGCAATTCGTTTCAAAGCCTTGCGCCAGGTGCAACCTTCTTTTAGTAGAGTTGTGATTGCAACTGGTACTCCAGCGCCAAATGGATTGATTGACTTGTGGCCACAAATCTATTTACTAGACAGGGGCGAAAGATTAGGTAAAACTATAACTGCTTATCGTGAAGAGTTCTTTAAACCCGGTAAAAGAAATGGTGCTATTGTTTTCAATTACGATTTGCAAAAAGATGGTGACGCTAGAATACACGCACAAATTGAAGATATTTGTATGAGTATGAAAGCCAAAGATTATTTAAGTCTTCCAGAACGAATTGACAACTACGTAGAAATTGAGATGCCACCTAAAGAGCGCAAACTTTATGACGACTTTGAACGTGAACAAGTCTTAGCTTTATTAGAAACAGGTGAAGAGATTACTGCTTTGAACGCTGCAGCACTATCAACTAAACTTTTGCAGCTTGCTAATGGTGCAATCTACGATGAGAATAAAGACTGGCACGCAATGCACGATTTAAAACTTGATGCTCTTGACGAGATTATAGAAGCTGTTGGAGAGAAGCCTATTCTTTTAGCTTGGTCTTTTAGACATGATATGGAGCGTATAATGGAACGATTTAAAAAGTTAAATCCTAGACCTCTTAAAACTGACCAGGACATTCTGGATTGGAACAACGGCAAAATACGTTTGATGCTGATGCACCCTGCTTCAGGTGGTCACGGTTTAAATTTACAAGCTGGTGGAAATATTATTGTGTGGTACGGCCAGAACTGGTCTTTAGAATTATATGAGCAGTTTAATGCTAGACTTGATAGACAGGGACAAACTGAGTCTGTTATAGTACACCACTTAATTTGTAAAGGCACGGAAGACGAAAGTGTAATCTCTGCGCTTACTAGAAAAGCCTCTAGACAAGATGGTTTAATGGAAGCGCTAAAGGCTAAGATTAATAAGTACAGAAAATTTATTTCAAAATAAAAGGCAAAAAAGTTTTTTAGTTTCAAAAAGTTGTCTATCTTAGCTGAGTAATTAAAAACAAATTGTTATGGCAACTAAATTCACTTTTAAAAATTTTGAAAAAGAAACAGGTCTTTCTAGAGTTACAGCTACTCAAGGCTTCTATATAAAATTAAACGGTAACCAAATAGGAACTGTGAGCAAAAGCTATTTAGACAGCTACTTTAAAGTCAGATTAACAGTCGAAGATTCCACAACTAAATGTGGCTTTAAACATATAACTCTTGTAATTAAATTTTATACGCTTGAAGAAGCTAAAGATTGGCTAAAAAAAGATAATATTTTTAAAGCTATAATTAACAAATATAATTTATTTGAACTTAAAGACTAATTAATCATGAGACAAGACCAAGATAAAATCTATATGCAAATGGCGGAAGTGTGGGCAACTAGCTCATACGCCAAGCGTAAACAAGTTGGCTGCCTAATTGTCAAAGACAGAACTATCATTTCAGATGGTTACAATGGACAACCTAAAGGACTTAATAATTGTTGTGAACATAGCAAAACAAATGAAACACTTTGGACTGTTCTACACGCTGAGTCTAACGCTATAACTAAGTTAGCGCGTTCAACTCAAAGCGGAGAAGGCGCAACACTCTACACAACTTTAAGTCCTTGTAAAGATTGTGCTAAATTAATTGTTCAAGCTGGAATTGCTAGAGTAGTGTTTAAGACATTACATTCTGAGATAGCTGGCATAATACTTATGCGTGAATTAGGTGTAAAAGTAGACCAATTAAAATAGAGCTCTCTAAAGAATCATTTATTTAAGGAGATATTAGTTTATATCAAATACAAAATATCTCCTTAGAAATCAAATTTTCAATACAAAAATCAATGTTTAAGATAATACTAACTAAACCAAAACACGTTTGTCAGGCTTATAGATGTAAAAGCGATAAAGGTAGCAGAGATAGATTTTGTTCCAAGCATCGAAAAAGATATTCAAAAGAGAAAGACCTAGTCGCCTATACGTATTATATTTTACAAAGCAACGCCAGGCGACGTAAGAAAGAATTTGTCTTGTCACTTGAAGAGTTTAGAGACTTTTGTAAAGAGACAAATTATATTGAATTGAAAGGCCGCTTTGGAAAGTGTATGTCGATTGACCGCAAGAATCCTAATAAAGGATATAGTCGCAGCAACATTCAGATAATGAGTGTGTCAGACAACTGCGCTAAGCAACACACAGACAAAACAACTAAATACGAAAAAGACGATTTACCATTTTAAATATAAAAGTATGAAGGAAAGTATTACTGAAGTAGCTTTACAAAACTTGATAAGCTATTTACTAGGCACCTGCTTAAGTTTAAGTGAAGCCTGTGACCAATTGGACATAGTTGAAGAAGACATAAATCCAGACCAACTAGAACAAATCTATTCTGAAATTTTCTGCTGTGAGACATGCAGTTGGTGGTGTGAAGTCTCTGAGCAATCAGAAGACGAAGAAAATTGTAATGATTGTTTTGAAGATAACTAAATTTTAATATATGAAAACACTTATTTATTTAACAGGTCCGCAAGGAAGTGGCAAAAGTACTTTTACAAACGCAATAGCTAATAAATTAAATTGGTTGCTAGAAGTAGAATGGTCGGACAAATTGTCTATGGAACTATTAGAAGTAAACAAAGGCTGTAACTACGATAATTTTGTTATTGTGCAGCAAGAGAGAAATCCAGAGACTGCTTCAAAATTATTAGCTCTTTCAAAAACTGAAGGTCTAGACGCATATTTCTTTGACATTGCTTTAAATAGCATAGCGCCAAGAGTAGAAGCTGTTCAAATTACAGAAGCTTTATGTGAAAGACCTCTTCACTTAGAAGATAACAACTACATTAGAGGACATGAAGAAGCAACTAAAATAATAGAGTCAGGTAAAAAACCTTTAGAGGTTTTAAAAATAAAGTCCGACCACAGAAAAGATGTAGCTTTTAATTCAGGTTGGACAGATGCTTGTTTAAAAGCATCTAAATTAGAAGAGCAAGCTTATAAGCATACAATAACTTTTGATACCTCCGGGCATGAAGATTTTCTTAAAGGTTATGCTGCTGCAAAAAAGAGATTACTAGCCGGTGAAAAAGTTGAGAACTTATTAATACCTTTTGAAGAAAATGTGAATTATCATAAATTTGACATAGGTTGGAATAAAGCTTGTGGCGATATAGGAACTATACTTAAACAGGATAACATCTTGTATAGAGCAAACCAAATTGTTAATGAAAGGTCAGAAGAGAAGGAGCGTCAGTATGGACCGTTTGAAGATAGCATGGACAACATGCGAGATATTTTCAATGCTATTACAGGTTTAGACCTTAATACTGAGCACATGTACAAAGCTATGATAGCAGCAAAGTTATCACGTGAGCGCTTTAGCCACAAAGAAGATAATCTTTTGGACCTTTGCTCATATACAGGCAGCTTAAATAATTACCTTGAAAACCAAGCTGTTAAAAAGTAATTGAAAAAAAGTTTCAAAAAAGCAGGTAAAAAATTTTTTAGTTTCAAAAAGTTGTTTATCTTTGAAAAATAATATTAAAAACCATTATAACATGAAAGTTAAAATTTTTATTTTAGGTACAGCTATGGAAGCTGCCTTTGAAGACAACTCTAGATTAGTTGCAAACAAAAAAGAAACTCAAGCAGCTTTTGAAGCTAGAGTAACTGAAGCAGTCATGAATGACTTCATGGACGACAAAGTAGAATTAATTATTATGGACTACGACTTTGTAAGTACTTTTACAGTGGATGCTATTAAGAAAGCTTACTTAAAAGCTTTAGGTGTTCAAAAAGAATTATTTGCTAAAGTCTTAGAAGATAAAGGTGAAGAATTACCAACTGAAGAACCAGCAGCTGAAACTAAAGAAAGCGGAGATTCTCCAAAAACCTTAAAGTTTGACGGCAAAGGAAAGCTTGCAAAAGTTACTAAAAACGAAGGCGCTGAAAAAGTAGCTGCTGAGAAAGCACCAAAGGTTAAAAAAGAAAAAGTAGTAAAAGAGAAAGTTGAAAAAGTAGTTTTATCTGACGAAGAGAAACAAGCTAACTTAGACAAAGCTTTAGCAGCTGCTGAAATTGTTAAAACTGAATGGCAGCCTAATAAAGGAAACACTTACTCTTTTGTACCTTACAAAGATGCTAAGCCTGTTGAAGCTGTTATGATTGGTGTAATTGTTGACAAGCGTGTAGCAATGGTTTTAGTTCGTTTAAAAGACGAAGACGGAAAGCTATACCACAAAGTGCCTTTAGCTTTAACCTTCGTAAAGAAAGCGGAACCTGTTGCTCCTAAGGAAATAAAAGAAAAAGCACCTAAAGCTGAGAAAGCTCCAAAGGTAGAAAAAGTAGCAGCGCCTAAAGCCGCTAAAAAGTAAAAACCTAAAGGCGCTTATTTCTAAGCGCCTTTTAATTTTAAATCTTATGGGACAAAAAAATAGATACTATAGTATGTTAAAAGACATACTAGAATTTGGTGACGTACAAACAAATAAAAAAGGAGGTATAAAATATATCACTGACATTCATAAAGTTTTCACAACAGTTGAGCTTGAAGAAATCTTTGACCAACACCCAATTGCTAAAGCTAAACTTCGAAATGAGTTAGGCTTGTTTATGAGAGGTGTTGAGGAGACTGAGGCTTATAATAAAATTGATGTTAAATGGTGGGACTACTGCAGCCCTAAACTATACAACTCATATCCTAAGTACTTTGCTAAGCTTCCAAAACTTCTTGAGCAAATCAATGCTGAGTTAAGACCTTCTAAAAACTACGTATTGTTTTTAGGTGAGACAGGCGTAGAGACTCCTCAATTGCCTTGTGTAAGCTTAATGCAGTTTCAAATCATCGAAGGTAAATTGAGAATGTCTGTCTACATTAGAAGCTCAGACGCAAATTTAGGATTGCCTTCTGACTTGTATCATTTTTACTTAATTGCTAAAATGATAAATGCGCCGTTGCAATCTATCGCAGTTACTTTTGGTAATGTTCATATCTACGACAACAATCTTGAAAACACTGCTAAGCTTTTAGACGGTGAGAAAATCAGTTTTAATTTAAACGTATAATATTATGTATACAAAAAAAATCAGGTTTTAAAATAACCAAGGAAACACCTTTTTTAAATGAAGGTCCTAATAGAAAAACTAGACGCGCTAGAGAACGTCTACACAATAATTCAGGTAAGACTGCAGTAGTTGTAAATCAAATAGGCTTTGATAGAAGTAGAGGCTTAGGAATTTTTGTCAAGTATAAAAGTTTGTTACAACGATTTATAGGCAAACGACCTATTCTGCATTATATTGCAAGTTAAAAATATAAAGCTAAAAGCCCTTTGTTTAAAGGGCTTTTTTATTTTAATGAAAAAAAGTTTCAAAATAATTGCAAAAAAGTTTTTTAGTTTCAAAAAGTTGTCTATCTTTACATATCAATAATTAACAACTAGAAATTATGCAAGATGTACTTAACACAAATGTAGAAGCTATAATGCTTAAATTTTTAAACTGGGGAATGTTGGACAAGCTAAGTCCCAGAGAAAGAGAAGGTATAAAAGCAGAGTTGAAAGAAATGCAGCAACACGCTATTTTAGTATTTAAAAAAGAAATAGCTAAAATCCAAAAATATAATGGAAGGTATTAAAGTTGAATTGATAAATGGCCGCTGGCTAGTCAATAAGAAAAAGTTAAACGAACTTAGTGAAATAGAATTTGCATTCTTACGCTTGTTTTTTGAAGAAGCTAAGAAAGCTTATGCAGAAACTTTAGAAATAAAAGTTATTTTAAACGACATGCATTTTTATAATACTTTTAATGTTGGAGGCTTTTAAAGATGATGTCTAATTGTTTCTTTCACTCAATTTGGTATTGGTTTATAATTCCAAACGCTAAAATAAAATGTTACTACAATAAGCGATATAATACAATTTCATTTTATGTCGTAGTAGATAGAGAATGTATTATAAAATTTTCAAGAGATAAAACGAAGCCTCGCTTTACAAAGCATCTCTTTTATGTTAAAACTACTATTAAACCTTTTAAACAATAATATGGCTTTAGACCCAACCTTAGACCCAAATAGATGGGAAGACACACCATCATTTGTAGACGCGCTTCAATACTATAATGAAACAGGCGACGCTTGTTATTTGATTGATTATAATACTAAACTACAAGAATCAATTATACAAGCTAGATTAAACCTAATAGCTAAAATTAAACACTTGCGTTATTTAGGTGAGAACGACTTAGCAAGTCAATTGTGTAACACTAGAGACCTTTTAAAAATATAAAGTTATGATGACAATTCCAGATTTATTGAAAGCAAAGAACTTAGCTCTAAAGAGTTCAAAGTTAAAAGTCGAAGTAATTCGATTAAAATCTCAAGTTGAGGAGGCTTTTAATTCAGAGTTGATATTTGATATATCTCTTAAAGAAATACCACCAGAAACAAGCTCTAATGAGACAAGTTTAGAAAATAAGCCTTTTGACTACCGACCACCTAGTATGTTTAGTTTCAATGACAATATGCTTAAAAGAGTAACAGATATGGTGTCAGGCACAATTGAAGTTACTACTTTAAAAAGTAGTCTTCCAAATATTCGTGTTGAAGGCTCAGAAGCAGCGCTGTTGGTTACTTGTACAAGTTGAAAGTACGCGAGTATAATAAAGTAAATGCAGAGTTAAATGCTCTAGGAATCGAAACGCCATGAAGCCAATTATAAAATTCTTTTATGACCTAGAAACCACAGGCGTAAACCACAAACAGAATTCTATCCACCAGATTGCAGGCTTTATCGAAGTTGACGGAATTGTAGCAGAAGAGTTTGATTTTAAAGTAGCACCAAATCCTAAAGCAAAAATTGAAGAAGACGCTTTGAAAGTTGGTAACGTTACTGAAGAAGAAATTAAGGCCTACCCAGCAATGGAAGTAGTCTATAAAAAGATTATAAAGCTTTTAGGTAAGTATGTTGACAGATATGACCCTATACATAAAATGTATCTAACAGGCTACAATAATAGAAAGTTTGATGACTTATTCTTCAGAGCTTGGTTTGAACAAAATGGAGATTCATTTTTTGGGTCTTGGTTTTATACTGAATCTTTAGACGTGCAAGTATTAGCCGCAGAGTACTTAATACCTAGACGCCATAATATGAAAGCCTTTAAACTAAAAAGTGTAGCGAAAGAATTAGGCTTAGTAGTTGAAGAAGACAAATTACACGATGGAGTTTATGACGTGTATTTGACAAGAGAAATTTATAGAATAATAACAGGTTTAGAAATTGAAATGTAATGGAATTAGATACACATTTAAAGAATCAAATAATTGATATTGAAACTGCTAAAAGGTTCAAGGCACTAGGCTTAATACAAGTAAGCTTATTTTACTATGTGAATTATTGGAGAGGACCAACAGGCTTAGACATTGAAGATGGTCAGCATTTAGTTACATGTCATGAAAAGCATATTACTAGAATTGCTGGGCGTAAACGTCTTACGGAAGTAGAGTTTGTTTCTGCTTACACCTTAGCTGAAGTGAACGCTTTTCTTAATACTTTAAAAAAAGCTACACACATAGGAACAGCTTCAGCTAGATTACTTTTAAATATTTCACCTACTTTAAATAGACACTTAAAAACACAAACTGAACTAGAACATAAAATAGAAGTTTGTAATAGAATGTATAAACGAAATTTTAATATAGAAGATGGACAGCCTGAAATTTAACAAAACGCTAGAAGAAATTCAAATACAATTAGCAATCTATTCTAATGAACATTTTAGAGCTGCTACTAAAGTACTATTGAATGAAAGCGTTGTAGAAGCTATGGTAACTTATATTAACGAAATGGAAGTTCTAAGGCCTAGAAAAACGCAAGAAGAATCACCCGTAAAAGATACCTTATTTATGTTTGGTTTACGTGTTATAAGAAGTAAAGATTTAACTGAAACAGAAATTTATATATTATGAAAAAAGCAATCACAATTTTTTTAGCCTTTGTAGCATCGTGCTCGGCTATTGCGCAGAATCCTTGCGAATCAATTACAACTTCCACTGATAAGTTTACAGACGAAATCATAAGCTCTGGACGCTCTGGGAGATTCAAAATTGACAAAATTACAAAAGATAATAAAAGTACTTACTATCTTCAAATCAATCAACCTGGAGCTTCGATATTGACCCAGGAGA